AGTAAGTTGCTTTCTCTTATGAGACCTTAATCCATCAGGGCGTTCTTCTATAGTACGCTCTTTAATCTCATAATATAGATTATTTCTAATCTTAGATTTCATTAACTTAGCTAGTGTACCTGTACCCACACCATTACGTTCTATAGTAATTAATGAGTTAGGTAAGTAGTTTAATACAAGATTATATATTACTGTAGCTAAGTCAACTGGATTAATATAGTTACAGTTAAAGTCTGCAACAAGTTTAGTAGTCTTAGAATCTGTAACAGAAATTGCAGAAGAGTCTTTAGAATAACCTGCTGCAACGTCAACACCAATCAACGTCTTATCTCTTGGAGATATCTCAGAATAGATATTGAATAAGAAGTTAGAGATATAAACCTGTTTAATTGGGTTACGTACATATCTCTGTACATTTCTAAGTTCCTCTTGTGTAAACGGACAATTCTCAGAAGATGTAGCCCATTCAAGTAAGAATTCACGTCTGATGTCAGACCATTTCTGGTTCTGTTCTTTGATTCTTTCTTTAAGCCATTCTTCAGAATATCCAAGTTGCTGATAAGTAGTTCTAATATATACAAAGATAGACTTTTCGTTTGCATTTAATGTCTCTGTAAGTTTCTGTAGAGAGAAATCATACCAAAGTTCGGAAAATGGAGTCATCTTATTCTTAAGGTCATACATATATTGACCTTCTTCTGTAGTTAAGAAACCAGGTGTAGATGTAAGACAAAGACCATGAGGTGCTCCATTCATTCTACAGTTTCTAAACGCAGTAGTAAGCGCAGGCATACCGTTCTGTAAAGATTCTTCTAAGTACTGGAAGAACGCAGACTCATCTATCCAACAGTTAGTAATAGTTTGACCACGAAGTAAAGATATAGCTGCTGTTCTATTACGTGCCATTGGAAGTGCCTTGATATTATTAAAGTTAATCTTATGCTGGATATATTGTACTGTATTAGATGCTTTAAGCTTCTTACCATCTACACCGAATGCTTGGTCAAATCGTAAATAAGATGGTAATGCTTTAATAATATCTTTAAGAGAAGATAAGTTACGCTTGGCATCATCATGTTTCTTATTAAGGAATATCATATTAGCATTTCGAGAACCAAAGTTATATACCCAAGAATACCATACTTCAGTAGCAAGAGTTTTACCTGTCTGACGAGGTTGTTCTTGATAAATATTAAGATTCAACGTAAAACAAAAGTTTAGTGCTAAGTTGCCTCTATCAAGTCTATATCTTACATAAGGTCCACCCTGACTCTGTACCCTAACAACTTCTCTTATATAATACCAAAAGTTTCTTTGACATTCTAGAAATATTTTTTGTTTTGTATAAGGGTCTAAGTAAGGGTCATGAGGGTCTATATATGCTAAATCCTTATCATATAATAATAGATGGAATTTATTATTTTTTATACCTTTAGCCTTTAGGTAATAGTGCATATCTAAGAAAGACTGGTTTTTTGTGTTCATTTGATAAAAGATAGATACGTATCCTGAACCATCATATCTTCTATCTTCTTCTATACCATTATTATTTTTATTAGACATGAAACTTAATAATGGAACATATCTACGTTGGTTAGAATTATTTGGTATAGGATTCATAGTAGACAAATTATCTGGTTGATTATACTGTACATCAGTATTATCTTCTTTTTCTTCTATGATAGTAATACCAGTATTTACCACTTTCATGATATAATAACACTCCTTTCTTAAGATTTTTATTAATAAGTTGACCTAATCAGGTACGATTAGAGTTATAAATTACCATACCATAAACAAATAAGTAAAATATTATGGCTAAAAGCCAGGAGGTAAGTATTATGAATAATAACAATTACAACAGTCAGAACAACGGTGGAAATGATATCTTCACTCCCACTACTCGCTCGGCTTACAGATTCTTTAACTCTGAATCTGAAATCGACAATACTTCTATGAGTTTCAACTTCTGGAACTCTCTGCTCAAGATTACAATGAATCCTATCATTGTAAAGGAAGGTTCTGCTAATAAGGTAGATACAGATAACCATGTAGATATCTATCTGTCTCCTTCTAAGGCTAAGATGCTTCTGTATTGCGTAAAGGAATTCAGAAAGAATCCTGATGCTTATACAAACATCGGTGTTAATACAAATAAGGGTATCATCTTTATTGCAAATGGTGATAAGATGTTTGGTCACGGTGGAGTTTGTATAGTAATCAATCTTATTAACAATGAGACTGGTGAAAAGGAAGCAGAAGCTGCATATGAGTTTAATACTAAGGACCTGTATGCTATTACAAATTACATGGGTGGTTCTGACTTTAGTAAGGATTCTGGCTATGCAGATAGTCTTGAACTTGACATGTTTGAAAATCTGCTTGTACAGTTTATCAATGCATCTACAAATGCAGTAGCAGCATCTATCATGGAAACTGGTAAATTTAATGAAGCAAGACAGTTTAGCTTCATTAAGGATGTAAGAGAAAAGCTTGGAATTTCTAAGAGCGATGGAAGCAAGAATTATAATCGTTCTAGCTGGTTCAATAATAACGGTAATAGTTCTTCTTCTGTATCTTCTGAAAGTTCAAAGAATAACTCTTCTACCTATGAAGACGTTATGAATGACATTGCATCTATCATGGATTAAAATTTTGAGAGGGAATGATTACATTCCCTCTCTTTTATTAAGAGGTATATAAGTATGATTTCAACAATAATAACATTAATAGTGGGACTCTTTTGTTATATATGTATAATAAGTAGAGCCGAAGATAAAGAATATAAAACCTATATAGGAGATTTACTCTTTAGAAGAATACATCCTTACTTATATCTTATCATATTAGATATAACTACATGGATTATCGTAATTAAACTTATCAGGAGGTTAGTTAATTATGTACACTATCATTAAAGAAGGAAAATATTTATATAAGACTTATAGAGGAGATTATATCTTTGCTGATGTAACTAATGTCTTATTTGATACAGAAGAACAGGCTACTAATTGGTTACATTTTAATTCAGATAGATTTGATAGCGAAGGAGCTCATGTAGAAATGACATTAAAGATTGTATGAGGTGATATAAATGTCAATTGATTCTATTAAAGAAGAATATAAGTATAATATTCCTGATATACCAATACTAGTCAAACAGCATATACCAATCTATGATAAAGAAACGATACCTCAAGAAAAAGCACAATGGACTCACGAAGATTCTGTTAGAGAAGCTAAAGACTTATTAAAGAGTGTTTCTACTCCATTCTTTGATGATATTACACAGAGTAAGACTAAAGAAAGAAATGATTATATTGATAGCTTAGCTGATGAAGAACTAATTCATTTAGCAACCTTAGTAGCGGATTCTATTGTATCTTCGTTAGATAATAATCCAGATTGTCCTCTACTTGAAGAAGAGGAGGAATAATTATGGCAATTGATTCTATTAAAGTAGAAGAAGTTCAACCCGATGGTAGTAAGAAAGAAATCAAAATAGATAATGCTGCAGCTGGATATCATAATTATCTAGTTATGTTTAATACTCTTATCGACCTTGATTTTGCTGTACTTAGAATGGTACAAGCTGAGTATAATAACCCTAAGTTTGTAGACCAGAAAGTTATGTATATGACTACTAAAGAAGTTAAATTTCTTCTTATCAATAGAGAAGACCCTAATCCATTAACTATTTGCTTTAAAGATAAGATTATTGCTGATTCTATCTATAAAGAAATCATGTCTACTAGATATGGTGATTTGCTTAAGGAAGATAAGTATATGGCAATCACTGGTATATTCTTCTTAATATCTGTATATGCTGCTATGGATAACTCACATGTTACTGTAGTATGCGGAAATGAATTAGAAGAGAAAATCATAAGACGTTATCATAAAAACATTAACGTCAAAGTAGTCAATGAGTTAACTGACATCGATGTAAATGATTATACCGAATTCATTTTCAAAAGTAAGTATGATGTATATAAGTTTAAACAAAAATTCATTGAGAAACGGCTTTTGTTATTAAACTACAAATTCAATGTCTTCTTTGATGATGGTGTCTTATTCTCTGATTTAGAGCTTGGACATTGGTTATGGGAAACTGGATTCTCTAAAGCTGCAATCATTGATACTTACAATAAAGAAGACAAAGATTATGCTACTCTGAAATTCAAAAGAGTAGTAAAAAAGAAACAACCTGAAAACAAATAAATAATATTATATATTTAAGGAGGAACCGAAATATGGTTTATTCAAATGTAGTAGGAAAAGAAGCTCTGAGACGTGTTCAGAGTGAAACACTCGCTGTAATCTCAGATGCACTTTTAAAGTCTTTTGGACCTTATGGTTCTAATTCTATTATTGGTAAGGATGGTGCACTTTCTAGATATACTAAGGATGGTCATACTATTCTTTCTCATCTTCAGTTTGTAGACCCAATTGCAAAGGCTGTACATGCTGATATCGAAGAAGAGACACTTGCTCAAGCTAAGAAGGTTGGTGATTCTACAACAAGTATTACACTCCTTTCTTCTGCTATTTTTGATGCTCTTTCTGCTTATGAAAAAGAGCACAATTATAGACCAGCTTCTATCGTAAAGGCTTTCA